GCCAGCATTTCTTCGGGTGTTCTGCACCGCCGGTCTTTTGCATGTTTCCCAATCCGGTGCATACTGAATGCTGAATTGCTATTAAAGTATTCTTTGCATCCTTGGCACTGGTTCCTGCTTCCTTTAAGCACTTTCATTTTTTCTTCTCCTGAATCATTTGTTTAAACAGTTCATCAGAGATGAGTTCTGCAAACGATTGACCACTGGGAAACCGCATTTGTGCTGCTGGCAATGCATTGATGGATTGCACTGCTGCCTTGATCCCATCATTAAATGCAGACGCATAGCTACCATCAGACAGACGCATTAGGATCCCCTCTCTGATTAGCTGGGCCATAGTCAGCTTCTTTGCCTTTGCAAACTTACGCAGACTGGTATGGTCAGCTTCACTCATGTAAGTCATAAATGGTTTTAACTTACTCATATGCCCACCTTCCATGCATCAAACTCTTTAACAATTTCATCAAACCGATATTTGGCTGACAGGTTGCCATTGAGTTCTGTGCGTGATGCAATGCCACATTCATGGCAAAGCGTCTCTGCCGTCAATGACTCATCGCATTCTTTACCTGCATATGCCTGACCCATAAAGGTTTGAAATAGCGGGTTGCGACACAGGATGCCAGCCTGTTGTGTGCGGTTGTTGTAGTCAGTGGCAGACTCATCGTCTTTGAGCCTGACCATGACACATGCATAACGCGCCCCGACAAAGTCCCGAATCAGTTCTTCGGGCAACTCATCAGGGTGTATTGCTAGGGTCAAAACAAAACCGGAACGGTCTTGCTTTAACGCTATCTTTCTGCATTCGTACTGAAGGGCCATATCAGAAGGGGATGTCTTCGTCAGGGAAGTCTTGGCGCTGATCTTCTTGGCGAACAGTGCCGCCTTCTTCGCTAAACACAAAGCGGTTTACAGCAAGCGACAGATAGATCTTGCCGCTCTTATCGATCCTCTTCCAACCGCTAAGCTTGATGACATGGCATCCATCCTCTACCGTAATTGCAGTTAAGTCTTTAAGGTTGATGCGGATGTCTCCCCAGTAGTCGGGGCTGTTAGTCCTTTTCTTGGTAAGCAGCGCCCGCATGGTTCCTGTATCGGGCTTCGGTATATAAGGAGTGTTAAAAGTAGCCATGATTATTTTCCTTCAGTAAAAATTTTCTTCTTTGCGGAGAAGTGTCCCAGCACCTGTTTAAATAAATCAGGGTGCGTCTGCTTTAACGACTCCAACTGCAATTGGTTACTAAGCCAATAGCCGTTGAGATCGTCAACCGTGTTGCAAAGGCTGGCGTACTCCACCAGTCCATCTGCGAATAGTTTGCGTGAGGCATCGCTGTTGTCCCACTCAGTAACCTGTACCCGCTTGTTAGCTTTGGTAGCTTTAGGCTCAGCCTTAGGTTCATCCTTGGGTTCTGCATTAAGATCTGTTTCGGGCAGATCCTCTCCGCTGTATATGTATAGACCAAGGCCGTGCAGTGCAATTGCTTTTGTCAGGCAGCGCATGATTGACGTGTTTACATCAAACGAATTGGGCGAGGCAATCGGTTTGTTGCGGTAGTCCAGCACAGGCAGCATACAAGTCACAGGCTTCTCAAACATGGTGACGGTTACCCATACCATGAACGATCCACCCACAGGCATGAGCGGTGAGCCATCAAACATCTCCACCTTAAAGTTGGCAGCAGGGTCAGCCTTCAGCGCCTCTGACCAAGCCCATGCCCATGACAGGTATGTCAGGCCGTTCTTCTTTTCTGTATGCTCGTTTACGTTAATCTTTAACAGATCAAGCTGATTCATTTTTCTCTCCGTTGTATTGGCTGCACCACTGGCTGACTTGGCAGTAGTTTCCTGCGCATCGTCTTGGTTCTCCGAGTCTTGTTTCGACATATCCGTTTTCCTTTGCTGCCATCTCTTTGGCTTCTTGCTCACTGGTTAATACTCGAATCGCAGTCTTGCGACCCTCGCGCTTTACGGCGAATGTCGTTTCCGACATCCAGCGTTCTTGGTTGGAGCAGAGCGGTAACTCCTCCCCAAAATCTTTTGCCATCTTCGCCATCTTGTGTGCGTTTAAACGACTACGAATGAATGCCTCGGTTCCCGTGGCAGACCAAACTGGGATGTCTACGACCACGATGGATGCGTCAGGGTAGTTGGCTCCATTGCCGTTCTTGCTCCAGTCCCGCAGGAAGGCGCAGACCTTGAGTGCCACTACCCGCTCCTGCTTGACCGTCTCAACGAACCACTTGTACATGTTGAGTTGCTCTACCCATTCGGTCTTCTCATTAATCACAGACCACACAGACGTAACCTTGTAGTCCCATATCACCGTGCCAGCAGGGGTACGCTCCTGCACATCAATCTGTCCGCTGATTTTTGAGCCTTCAACCTCTGCATATAGCCTCTCCTCAGCCGTGTTGTTTGCGGGCATTCCAGCCGCCTCCAGCACCTTATGCAGGGCCGTGCCAAGGAAGGTGTACATCTTGTCGCTGATGTCGATTTCTATCTCATCTTCGTACTGTTCGCGTAACAGTGCTACACGAGGTGGCTGCAAAAGTCCGGTAACGCTATACTCAGATGCACCTTTGCTGTAGTCATCTTTCATCATGGCATTGGTCAACGCCACTGGTAAGTTGTACTTGTTCGTAATTCTCATCTCTTCTCCAAGGTTGTTTATGATTCCTGATTGCAATGATAGTGATGTTACACCAGAAATGCAAGTGCTATCAATAAATATTTTTGGAGAGCCTGCAAGCAAGGCCAACTCAAGGCGTGTCGTGAGGTATGGAGGGATGTCAAGGCTGATCAAATCAAAGAAAGCTTTGTCGTACAGCGATGTTTTTTTACAACAATGCCCGACCTTGCCTACTCTAATGGACGGTGACTTGGAGGTTACTCTGCATATTTACTATGCCTCCCGCCGCCCTGACTTGGACGAAAGCCTGATCCTTGACCTGATGCAAGGACGGATCTATTTAAACGACCGGCAGGTGAAGGTGCGACACGCTTACTGGCACTTGGATCCTGACAACCCACGCAGCCTAATCACCATCCGTCAGATCCCAGAGATTGCTCCCAAAAAAAAGCCCCGCGTGAGCAGGGCTAAAGGAGAGGAGACAGCATGAGAAACATGCAGGGCTAGTTTACACCAAGCTCACCATATGAGCTACCCCGGTAGGCATGTATTGTTTAAACAAACAAAAAAACAAAAGCGGCAATAAGTAGTAAACCATGTCCTTCATGTCCTTCATGTCTTTTTATACGTTTAAACATCAGGACGCTAATCAACGATTTGAATCCTGATCTGAAGTACCCATTTCACTCTAGCCGGTTAGCGTGAATAAATCATAGGGAAAATACCTATGCACAAGACGTTGTTCATTTGTATACTTTGATCGTTGGTGGTTGTCCGGCGGGTTAGCGCCGCCGCAGTGGATTTCCTTTCATTGTTTAACACACACTGCTTCATGTGAGCAACCATCAACTATTTTTTTGTAAAGTTGTTGCACTGCGTATCAATCTGTGATACAGTGCGAACAGTTGCCGTAGGAAGCGACTGGTCTTAAAGCCGTTTACTCATGCCTCTTCCATCGTTTGATGGTTCCTACAGGGGGCAGTAGTAAACGGCTTTTTTCATTCCTGCCGTACTCCATACGTTAACAAGAGTTCAGCCTGACTGCGTGGAAGAAAAGGGCTACACGGTAAGCGTTAAGGCGCGGAGCAACTACTCCCAACAATCCGTGGTGCTGGTCTAATCTGCAAGCACAGGGGTCGTAACAGACATGCAGATGCCGTAAGGCGGTGAAACCATTCCCTCCCGACCCTTCAGTGGGGAAGGGGGGTCTTTGGGTGAAATTAAATAAGACCGCCCAAGCGGTCGTTTATAAAATATGATAGTTAACATGACAGCATCAGAGGCATCCATAGCATTGACATTGGCAGTCATGCGTAACACCACTGCGCGGCAAAACAATGTGGCTGACAAGCAGATGGGTAAGCAAGATCCTATTGAGATAGATCGTGATGGGATCCTTGCAGAGATGGCGTTTGGTAAGCAGTTTAATCTGTACCCTGATCTGTCTGTTTACCCCCGCAAAGGCGGGGCAGACCTAATCACACACAATGGTTTAAAGGTTGATGTAAAAGCCACAAGATACAAGAATGGCAGATTGCTAATTCATATTGACAAGCCGGTGGATGAAGTCCATATTTACGCGCTTGCCATTGTTGATGGCAATGATGTTGATTTAGTTGGGTACATCAAATCCATTGACGCTATACAAGAAAAAAACATCAGGGACATGGGGCATGGCTCAGGCTATGCCATCGATCAAAGTTCATTGAAAGCATTTAAGGAATAACCATGCGCGATTACAAACAAGAGTACAAGACCCAAGTCCAACGCAACGAACACCCCGACAGGATGGAGCGACAACGAGCGCGGAGGAAACTTGATGCAGAAGGCGTAGCCCGCAAAGGCAAAGACGTTGCCCATGTAAAAGCATTAAGCAAAGGTGGATCAAATGCAGATGGGATTAAGTTGCAGTCCCCTGCCAAGAACAGGAGCTTTAAACGCAAAGCTGACGGCAGCATGAAATGATTGAGGCACTCATAGAAAAGACTGGCTTTGACCAGTCCGGTAGGATTGCTTGCCCCTACTGCTCAAGCGAGCGCAAGAAGTCATCAATGAAAGACATGAAGCTAACGCGCCGCCCCGACGGCGCTATTGTTTATCACTGTCACCATTGCTCTGCACATGGATCAATACAACCGAAGGAGATGAAATTGTCAGCCGTACCAGTTTTAAAAATAGAGAACCAAGTAATGCAGCCATTCCACTATGAGTACCTTGAGTCGCGTGGAATCTCTAAACAAACGGCAGACAAGATGCATCTGTTCGGGGCAGACAAGTTCTTCCCCAAGCTTGACCGCCACTCTGATGCAATAGCTTTTCCTTATTACCGCAACGGTGCATTAGTTGCTGTTAAATATCGCAGCTTCCCTGACAAAGCGTTTACACAAGATGCAGGTGGTGCGCATGATTTCTTTGGCCTTGACCAAGTAGAGAAAGGTAAGCCCATCATCATCGTCGAAGGCGAGATCGACTGCCTTACGTTGATCGAAGCAGGAATCCCCAACGTGGTGTCGGTGCCAAGCGGAGCGCCAATTAAAGTAGCAGATGGCAAAGTTCTGCCAAGCGAAGATAAAAAATTTAGCTATGTATGGAATGCAGTGGAGTACTTAGATGCAGCACCGTATGTCATCCTAGCCACCGACCAAGACACCGCAGGTCAAGCGTTGGCAGAAGAGTTAGCAAGACGTATCGGCAAAGAGAAATGCAGACTAGCCAAGTTCTCAGCCAAAGATTTAAATGAGGTTTACAACGACCCGACTCGGACAGACGACCCGACTCGGACATTACAAGATATTCTTGACGCAGCCCAGCCGTACCCGATTGCCGGTCTGTCCGAAGCCACAACCTACAAGGATCGTTTAAACGACCTATACAACCGGGGAACCGGGAAGGGGTTTAGCACAGGGTTTAAATCGATAGACGACATCTACACCGTGGCACCGGCACAGTTAACAGTGGTGACCGGTTACCCATCATCAGGCAAAAGTAATTGGGTGGATCAGATCACCGTCAACCTTGCTAAGAACGACGACTGGAAGTTTGCCATCTGTTCGTTTGAAAACCAACCTGAGATCCACATTACCCGCCTCATGGAGATATACACGCGCAAGCGGTTCTTTGATGGCAAAAACAGAATGTCTGAGCAGGAAAAAGAGGATGCGTTTAAATGGGTCAACGACCATTTTCTTTTTATCGATACAAACGGAGATGAGCCATCGACCCTTGAGTCCATCCTGAGCCGCGCCAAGGTGGCAATCAAAAGAATGGGAGTGCGTGGGCTGGTCATTGACCCGTATAACTTTATCGATTTAAACAGGCAGTCTACAGAGACAGAAGCCATCAGCGACATGCTTACCAAGGTGCAGAAGTTTGTTAAGACCCACGACCTGCACTGCTGGTTTGTAGCGCACCCTGCCAAGGTAAACCGATCAGGCATGGAGCAGCCCCGACCGGACGGCATGAGCAT